GCGGACTCGAACTAATTTGGAGCGATCATGGGAAAAGGCAGCACGAAGGCGGCAAGAGCGGGGTCCGAGCCTGTTGTCAAGCCGATAGGAGTTGACCACCGAGATTTCCGATTGGTGAGCGCGCTTTTGGCTAATCCAAAAAACACGCGCACGCATTCCCCCGAGCAGGTTGCGCAGATCGCCAATTCGATCCGTGAATTCGGCTTCACTTATCCGGTTCTGATCGACGAGCTCGACCAGGTCATAGCTGGGCATGGCCGAATTCTTGGGGCGCAGACCATCGGGCTCAAACAGGTTCCTGTCCTTGTGGCAACGGGATGGAGCGAGACGCAGAAGCGGGCCTATGCCATTGCCGATAACGCCATTCCACTCAACGCGGGGTGGAATATGCCGATTCTCCGTGCTGAGCTGAGTGATCTCAAGACGGCCGGATTTGACATGCCGCTCTTGGGCTTTCCGAACCTCCAATTGGTCGACTTCATGGCCGGTTTCGGGGACGATCAGCCGCCCATCCAAGGGGATGCAGATGACGCCGAATCAGGCCGCGGCGAACTGCCAGAATTATTGGCACCGTTCCCTTATTTCGGTGGCAAGAGATCGATCGCAACGGAAATATGGAAGCGGCTCGGCTCGCCCAAGCAATACATCGAACCATTCTGCGGATCGGCTGCGGTCCTGCTCGCCGCGCCAGCCCCGGCGTCCTTAGAGGTCGTCAACGACGCCAGCGGTTTCATTGCTAATTTCTGGCGCGCGACCAAGTTTCAAGCGGCCGCTGTGGCCGAGGCCGCCGATTATCCAGTCTCGCACATCGATCTCGGTGCCCGGCATGGCTGGCTTCTGGCCCAACGCGAGCGCGTCGGTGCGGCGCTCCATGATCCGGACTGGCCGGGTGATGCGAAGGTCGCCGGATGGTGGCTATGGGGGCAATGCTGCTGGATCGGATCAGGGTGGTGCGATTGGTTTGGCCAAGTCCCCCACGCCGGTAACGCTGGGAGTGGCGTCCAGGCCATTGGCAAAGTCCCCCACGCCGGTAACGCTGGGATGGGCGTCCAGGCCATTGGCAAAGTCCCCCACGCCAGTGACGCTGGGAGGGGCGTCCAGGCCATTGGCCAAGTCCCCCACGCCGGTAACGCTGGGAGGGGCGAAAGCATGCTGCTGACCTCCTGCGGCCGCACCGCCATGGTCTGGTTGCGCCGCATCGCCGATAGGCTGGAGCGAACCCGCATCACGCATGGGGATTGGACGCGCTGTCTCAACAACCATTTTGGGGGAGACGATACGGCGGTATTTCTCGATCCGCCTTATCGGTCTTACGAGGCGCTCTACAGCAAGGGATCTCCGGTCGCGGACGCGGTGTGCGCATGGGCGCGCGCCAACCAGCATCTACGGGTGGCGCTATGCGGGCATGCCGGGGACTATGCTCTGCCGGGCTGGACGGCCGTTCCGTGGGATCGCGGCCGGCTGACCTACTCTGGAGGCACTACGACCGACAAGGAGTGCGTCTGGTATTCGCCGGCCTGCGATGTCGCCAAGGAAGCGCCGTCAGATGAAGGGACAAAAGCCAATGGAGCGCGAATACGACGCCCAGGACGACCTCGAAAAGAGCCTGCTGCTGGGGTACGCGACAATCCGTGAGCGGGTGGCGTCCGGCGGACCGGGGTGGACGCCGAAATTACCGGCAACCAGGATCGCCCTTGCCCGCAAGCCGATTTTGAAATCTTGGACGATTTCAAAATAATTCAAGATTGACTTTATCCAATTTCCGTGGCTATCCGTTAGGGCGCGCACTTTCGCGTTCAACCGAACGGAGACGACCATGACGGATATGTCCGTTGCCACCGGCGGCCACGAGTTGCTGATCCGACCCCGCCGCCGCCTCATTCCCTACGCCGGCATGGAGTTGCCGCCCGCGCTCTTGCCGCCCGGCACCCTCATCGACGGATTCGACTGCACGGGCATGACCGACGACCCCAAAAAGATCGGGACGCCGGTTTATTGCCAGTGCCAGAACCGCCGGCTTCTCGACCCCCGGCAACAGGCCGTGGCCGACGCCGCGCTCAAAGTCCTGCGGGTACAAGAGCGGGCCGAGCGCCAAGCCCTAAAGGGTCCATGCAGTACCGGTGCCGACATGCGCCGGTCGGGGGCAAAGCTCCGAACGCGCACCGCCAGACCTGCCGTTGCCGCAGGAAAGGCCCCAGGAGCACCCAGGAAGGCCGCTGGTGCGGTTCCGGCCAAGAAGGCCGCCAAGCACGGGTCCAAGCTCCATGCCGTGGCTGCCCTTCTCAAGCGCGCCAAGGGGTGTACTGCCGCCGAATGCATGGCCGCGACCGGCTGGCCATCCATCTCGATGCCAGCTATGGCCAAGGCCGCCGGACTCAAGCTCAAGAAGGTCAAGGAGAAGGGTGAGCCCACCCGGTATTGGGGGAGCTGATGACCCCGCAGACACCGATAAAGGCACCGGGCGGCCCTTACGCGGCCGCCCGTCATTGGTTCTCGCGGGCGCTTGCCGCCCACGAGGCATTCGCCGCCGGCGAGACCGGCGAAGCCGAGTACCGGGCCCAGCTGCGGGCGCTCGGCATGCGCCGGGCCGAGAGCGAGGACGAGGTCGAGATGCACAGGAGGAGGGAATGAGCGTGAACCGGAAGCCCAGGGCCGAGCACCTTGAGGACTTGCGCCGGCGCCTGCGCCGCGACGGCTTCATCTGCGTGGTCGAGACCACCCCGCAGTATGGCGGGTCCCGGCGCGTGGACGTCCAGACCCTCGTCGACGAAGGCTTGGCCATCTGGTCCGGACCGCAGATGGCGACCGCCAAAGAGCGGCTCGGATGAGGAAGAAACGACGGGCGACGGGCCGATCCTACGGCGTCACGGACATCACCACCAAGTGCGCCATGGTGCGCGAGTGGTTCCGCCGGCAGAAGGGGCTGGTGGACCTGCGCGCCGAGATACTGCGGCGCTGGCCGAGCCTGGGCGAGGGCGACATCGCGCGGGTCGAGCAGGAGGCCATGCGCCCCACCGGAGGGAGAAGCGCCCATGGGTGAGGCCGCCGACGACGCCTACGATGCCGAGATGCTGGCGCACGACATCGACCAGCGCATGAGGAGGGGCGGGTGCAAGCCATGCCCGGCCGATCACCTCGGGCCCAACGAGTGTCCGATCTGCAAGGACCTGGGCTGGCTCGATGCTGCCGGGCAGCCGTGCGAGCCATGTACGGCGTGCCCTACGAGGGCGTGCTCTCGTTGGCCATCGCGCACGCGCGCTATGCGGTACTGCACCCAGACGCCGTATGGCGCGGAGGCCCTTCGGACGGCTCGATCCAAGCCGCGATCTATTCGATTGTCGCCGCCGAGCTGGCCCGCCACGAGCCCGCGGCCCGGCTGCGGACGGCGGTGGCGGCGGCTTGCGACATGCTGGCCGAGCGCACGCGAGGCAGCGCGGCACGGTCGCCCGGCCATAACGCGCGTCTTCTATTGGAGCGAGCGCTGGAGCAGTACGATGCGCGAGAAAAATAAGATCCGGAAAGGACCTCACCATGCCTGGGGTGAGCCCGATCGCCCCGACGAGCGCCACACCATCCGGGCCTGCCTGCGCTGCGGCATCCGCAAGATCGGCCGCCACGAGGGCGGCGAGCACTGGTCCGAGTTCGAGACCGCGGGCGGCAGGCGCATCGAGTGCGAGGGCACGCCGCTCTGTCCAGGGAGGCCGTCATGACCAGCAGCGAGATATTCGGCGGGATCATCGGCATCACACGTCCAGAAAAGTACATTGCGCAAGGTGCCCACATTTCAGCGGACCGCAGATACCGCTACAAGCTTTGGCGCGAATGGCGCGGCACACACGATCCAAAGCATTGGCGATGGTTGGGAGCGAAAGACGGCACGGGCGCAGAGCTTGGCGGCCCCCTAAGTGTCCTTTTCGTCATGCTCAACCCCTCAAACGCGGATGGCGAGACCGATGATGCCACTATCCGAAAGTGCGTCGGCTTTGCCAAGCTCTGGCGCTATGAGCGTATGGAGGTCGTCAACTTATTTGCCTACCGGGCGACAAGCCCGCACGACCTATTCGCAGCCAAGGCGGCTGGCGCGGACATTATCGGCTGGCAAAATCAGGAGTGTATTGAGGAAATGGTCCCCGGCGCTGGCCTGATCGTATGCGCTTGGGGAGGTAATGCGGAAGGGTTCGAGTTTCACACCGAGGAAGTGCGCGGATGGCTGGGCGAAAAGCAGTTTCAGCTTGGGCTAACGCGCTCTGGCCACCCGCGTCACCCGCTCTATGTGCCTTACATTCAACAATTACTGCCAATGCCATGAACACAAGATATAGAGCCGTCCGGATAAGCATGGTCCGTTCAAGGCCTATGGGGCGCCGCCCATGACCGACCCCGCCGGCCGAACCACCATCATCGCCGACGCGAGCCACTGCCCGCGCACCCGGGTGGCCGGGTGGGCCGCGGCCGCCATCGTTCCGGGATCGATGCCGCGGACCGAGACCGCCCCGGGCGGCTGGTTCTACGCCTCCTCCTCCAACTCCGCCGAGATGACCGCGCTCACCAACGCGTTCGCCTGGGCCATCGAGGCGGGCCACGTCGCCACCGGCCAGTCGGTCCTGCTCGTCACCGACTCCTCGAACGCCCACAACAAGCTGATGGGCCGCCCCAGCAGGGGGGCCAGGCTGCGCGAGCGCAGGGGGTTGCCGCCGGTGCTGCCCCTCCTCGGCATCCCGATCCTGCGGCTCGCCCATGACCACGGCATCATCCTCGAGGTCATCCTGGCCGACGGGCACCCCACCCTCGACAAGCGGCGCATCAGCCTGCGCGCCCGCACCATCCACGCCGTCGACCGCCACTCCCGCGAGATCATGAAGGCCGAGCGCAAGCGCATCTTCGGCCGCCTCGACCCCGCATGGTCGCGCGGCGGGTTCTCGCTGCCGCAGTACGGGCTCAGGCGGCCGCCGCCGTCACCCGAGCCCCAGGAGCCGCAAGCATGAAGACGATCCATACTGACAGTCGCCTCGAGCCGAACATCAAGGCCGACGCAGACACGCTGGCCGACATAGACACCATCGCCCTCTTGTCCTGCGCCATCAGCCTCAAGCGCATCGCCGACGCGGCCGAGAAGATCGCGGAGTGCATCGACGATAACCACCAGTACGGTGGCGGCCCCAAGTTGCGCACGACCTCGATTTGACAACAGCGGAAAAATAGCCACGAATCCGACCATGCCAGGATCGAAACCAGGAGAACGGCGCGGTGGGCGCCGGCCGGGCGGCTTGAACAAGGCCACCACCGAGGCCCAGGAGCGCACCAGGCTCGCGGCCGAGATCGCGGCCTCGATGGGCAAGCCCCTGACCAACCCCGCGCCGGCGGGCGCGCCAGCCCCGATGCAGCGCGTCCTCATGAAGGACCGGCTGTGCGAACTGGCCGAGATCGCCATCGGGGCGGCGGCCTTCCACCAGCCGTCGGCGCCCGGCCAGCGCGAGAACCCGAACGCGAACTGGGGCGAGTTCCGGGCCTGGGTCGAGCTGGCGTCCAAGATCGTGGACAAGGCCGCCGACTTCCAGAGCCCGAAATACCGGGCGGTGCTGATGGGCCCGGTGCCAGAGGAGCGGCCGGTCCGGCCGATCACGGACGGGAACGTCATCGACATCAACGACCCGATCGCGGCCTCGAGGGTCTACGCGCGCATCGTGTCGGCCAGCAAGGCGGGGCGATGATGTCCGAACTGGAAAATGCTCGCGCACACCTATTGAAATGCCAGGAGTTTTTGGCTGAGTGCAGGCGCGACAGGCCGCATTGCACATGCCCGCGGGCCGAGCGCACGGTGCTGGCCGCGCTCTCGTGGCTCTGGGACGTGCCGATCACGGACGGGAACGTCATCGACATCAACGACCCGAGGATTTTGGACGAAACAAGAGGCGGCGCTGGCCGCGACGTGGCGAGCGCATTATGCGCTCCACGAGAAAATTTCTCGCGCAGGAGATTGAGGCAATGACGGAATTCAAGGTCGGCGATTGCGTGCGGCTCGTCAGGCCGCCCAAGAACAAGCACCAATGCTGGGCATCAGAGGGCGCATCCTATCTCGGTCAAGGCGGCGAAATCCGCTGGGCGCCAGAGCTGGCCGACGGCTTCTACCGGCTCGATTTCTTCAACCATCCTGGGTCGATGATGGTCACGGCCGACATGATCGAGCATTTTAACCGCCTCGATCCACTCGATCCACCGGAGGCTGGCGCAGCCGAGTTCGATCGTGCGCGGCTCGTCGTGCCGGCGCCGCCGCCGAACAGCGCCACCCAGGTCTTCATCTACGAGCGCGAGTTCTACCCGCTCTCGAACTTCTCGGCGTTCTCGATCCAGTGGCGCGGCCTGCGCTTCGACACCTCCGAGCACGCCTACCACTGGGAGAAGTTCCCCGGCCACGAGGGCGCGCGCCTGGCCATCCAGAGCGCCATCTCGGCCCACGAGGCATTCAAGCTCGCTGAGCAGCTGGACTTACACCGGCGTGCCGACTGGGGGAATTTCCGCACCACCATCATGGAGGCGATCCTTCGCGCCAAGGCCTCGCAGCACGAGTACGTGCGCCGCAAGCTGCTCGAGACCGGCTGCCGCGAGATCGTCGAGGACTCATGGCGCGACGACTTCTGGGGATGGGGCCCAGGGCGCCAAGGCCGGAACATGCTCGGCATCCTGTGGATGAAGATCAGGGCCGACCTGAGGCCCGGCTGATGGTCGACGAGCGAGAGTTCTTGTCGGAAAGAAGTGGTGGCGCGGTACCGAGCATGCGCATTGCCCAGCCCGAAGATGCAGGCTGCCGCACCGTGCGGTTCGCCGTGTACCGAAGAGTGGTCTCATTTGGGATGATGGCGAATGGCGCCATCGAGCCGCTGGTCGAGCAGCAGTTCCGCGAATACCCGTGCCCCGAGTGCTCCGAGATGGTGGCCATGGAGCGCATCGCGATCGTCCAGAAGGTAATGACCGCCGCGGCGGACATAGGGGGCGACGAATTCGTGAGCCATGTCATGAGGTCGGCCGAACGCCAGGTCCTCAGATCCCTGGCCGGCAAGGGATTCGTCCGGGTCGAGCGCGGCCCCGAGGACCGACAGCAGATCACGTTCCCCGTCACAGCCACCGTCGGCGTCGTCTCGCCCAAGGTCGTCGCCACCATCCAGGAGCGCGCGGCCGTCCACCAGGAGCGCCTCGCGCGCGAGGTCATGGCGGAGGCCGATGCGCGGATCGATAATTGGGATTCTTATTACGGGCGCTCCGGCATCCTCAAGCAGGACGCCAGTCGCCTCATCCAGGAGGCGCTGCGCACCGTCCTCGAGCGCCGGCGCGAGCGGGCGGGGACCGGGGAGCTTGCGGCGCCGCTCGATTGATGGATTGGAAGAACCCGAACTACTCCGACGTCCTCAAGGGCCGCCTCGCCGCGCTCGCGGCCATCCGCGAGAACCCGGGATGCCTGCCGGAGCTCAGGGCCTACTACCGCGAGCACGTCGCCGACTTCATCAACGACTGGGGCGTGACCTGGGACCCGCGCAACGTCGAGCGCAACCTGCCCACCCTCGTCCCGTTCATCCTCTTCGACCGCCAGCGCGAGTGGGTCGAGTGGCTCATCAAGCACTGGCGCTCGCAGACGCCCGGCCTCTGCGAGAAGTCCCGCGACATGGGCATCTCCTGGCTCGCGATGGCGACCGCCTGCACGCTCTGCATCCTCTACGACGGCATGGCCGTGGGCTGCGGCTCGCGCAAGGAGGACCTGGTCGACAAGATCGGCACCATGAAGCCGCTGCTGCCAAAGGCGCGCATGTTCATGAAGCACCTGCCGGAGGAGTTCCGCGCCGGGTGGGTCGAGTGGCGCGACGCGCCGTTCATGCGGCTGCGGTTCCCCGACACCGACTCGCTCCTCACCGGCGAGGCCGGCGACCAGATCGGCCGCGGCGACCGCGAGGCGATCTACCTTGTGGACGAGGCACAGCCGTTGGATGCCAAGATTGTCACTCCATTCGGCTTAAGCGAGATGGCCGACATGCGGCCCGGCTCCTGGGTAATCGGAAGAGATGGTCATTCGCGGCGAGTGACTCATGTCAACGAATGTGGCGTTCATGATGTCTTCCGAGTAACTTTCCGAGACGGAACCAGCACGGAATGCAGCTCGAATCATCTCTGGACAGTCGAGCATGTGTTGGGGTTCCCTCGGAAAAAGATGACGCTACGAACGCATGAGCTCATTGATAGGCTCTCTTACGAATCCCCAGGAGGACAGATTCAATATCGTTATCGCATTCCAGTTTGCGAGCCCGTGGAGTTTAGGCCATCTCGGCCAGCCTACGCGGAAGAACTTCCTCTGGACCCTTATATCGTTGGCGTTCTGCTCGGAGACGGAGCTTTGAATAGCGGCACCGTGCGCGTGACTTCAGCAGACAAGGAGATCATCGAGAATGTGCGCTGCTTGTTGCCCAAGGGCGTGATCATCGGAGCGTTCGATGGGAGATATACTTACAATATCGTCGACGCTCTTGGGCGGCGGGGCCGAGTGGCTGGCGGCGCATATCCGATGAGCAGAGCCAAACTGGCTGTGATCGCAGCAGGCATCGCAGGCTCGACTGGTCCCGGCAAATTGGTGCCAGACCGTTATAAGCTGGCGAAGACCTCGGATCGTCTCAGCTTGCTGCAGGGATTGATGGATACAGATGGCTCAGCTTCAGATGGATACGCTGCTTTCTTCACATCATCGGTGCGGCTTGCAGCCGATGTCCGATTTCTGGTGCAATCCCTCGGTGGCCTCGCATATCTCAACGTCAAGCCTGACCGGCGCGGACACCGAGATCAGTATGCGATCCAGATCGCGCTCCCCGCCGGGATGGTCCCATTCCGGTTGCGGCGGAAGCTGGAAAAGTTAAAGCCGCGCAAGCATCCGCTGACGAGAACTATTGTCTCAGTGGAACACATTGGCAGGAAACCGGTCCGATGCATCACGGTCGGCGCTCCAGATGGGCTATATCTGACAGACAACTTCATCGTGACTCATAACTCCGCCCACCTCGAGCGCCCAGAGCTCATCGACATGTCGCTCTCGCAGACCACCAACTGCCGCATCGACATGAGCAGCGTCAACGGCATGAACAACCCGTTCGCCAAGAAGCGCCACGAGGGCAAGATCGACGTTTTCGTGTTCGACTGGCGGGCTCAGCCGCTCGACGCAAAAATCTTGACCCCGACGGGATGGCGCTTGATGGGTCAGATCAGCACGGGCGATTCGATCTTCGGTGCGAATGGAAAGCCAACGAAAGTCGTCGGCGTTTTCCCGCAAGGGAAAAAAGAGGTGCATCGCGTTACATTCAGCGACGGGGCCAGCACAGAGACGTGTGCCGATCATTTGTGGACCGTGGTGAAGGCCGGCGATCAGCGGGCATCGAGGCGGCACATTCGCCATACGCTGCCGCTTTCGGAGATCATGAAAGACTACATCCGGAAAGATGTCCGCGGATTTCGCACTCATCGATATCAGGTGCCGATGACTCAACCGGTTTCGTTCACGGTCATCGATTTGCCTCTTCATCCTTATGTTCTCGGCTGCCTGTTGGGCGACGGCAGCTTGCCGACCAAATCGAATACCGCGCATTATTTGACGGTCGGCGACGCGGAGATCATCGACCATGTCAATGAAAGGCTCCCGAGCGGATGCATCATGAAGTGGGTGCGCGGCATCCAGTACCGCGTGGCCGCAGATGCATCTCGTCGCGGCGGCCCCAAGGGGCGCGGGCTTCACAATCCGGTCAATGCGGCAATTCGGTCCCTGGGCCTTAGCGGCAGCGAGTCTCACACGAAATTCATTCCGGAGATTTACAAGACCGCATCGTCGATCGATGATCGGGTCGACTTGTTGCGGGGCCTTTTGGACACGGATGGGTCGGTCTCCAGAACTGATCCAGGTGCGGCGCGTCATGCGACGACATCCCTGCGGTTGGCCGAAGACGTCATGTTCGTCGCTCGTTCGCTGGGAGGGACGGCGAAGTTGCATAAGATCAAGCAGCCCGCGACCCGCATGTTCCCGGGCGGCCGCATCTGCAAGGTCCGCGAATCATACTTGGTCAGCATTCGGCTGCCTGATGGCGTCGTTCCTTTCCGTTTGACGAGAAAGGCGCAAGCCTTCAAGCCGGCAGCCAAGTATCCAGTCAGGCGCAGCATCACCGGGATTGAGATTGTCGGCATCAAGGAATGCCAATGCCTCAAGGTCCAGGCCAGCGATGGCCTCTACCTGACGGACGACTGCATCGTCACACACAATAGCGACCCGAGAAAAGACGATGAGTGGTACCGCCTGCTCGGCGCCGGCGAGGACGAGGGCGGCAAGGGCCTCGACCCGGTCACCATCGCCCAGGAGGTCGACCGCGACTACTCGGCGTCGGTCCACGGCATCGTCATCCCGGGCGCCTGGATACGCGCCTGCGTCGATGCCCGCCAGAAGCTCGGCATCGCGAAGACCGGCGCCAAGGGCCTCGCGCTCGACGTGGCCGACGAGGGCGTCGACAAGAACGCGCTCTGTGGCACCACCGGCATCGAGGTCGACTACCTCGACCAGTGGAGCGGCAAGGGCGCCGACCTCTATGCCACCACGCAGAGCGCCTTCAAGGTCTGCGACGATCTCGGCTACCCGGGATTCCGCTACGACGGCGACGGGTTGGGCGCCGGCGTGCGCGGCGACGCCCGCATGATCAACCAGCAGCGCGTGGCCAGCGGGGTGCGTGCCCTGCAGGTCGACATCTTCCGCGGTTCCGACGGCGTCCTCGACCCCGAGGGCACCGTCGAGGGCACGATCGGCTCGGACGGCGACGCCGGGCGCACCAACCAGGACTACTTCGCCAACCGCAAGGCGCAGGCCTGGTGGTCGCTGCGCCGGCGCGTGCAGAAGACCTTCAAGTGGGTCACCGACGGCGTGCGCTGCAACCCCGACGAGATCGTCTCGATCAGCAGCTCGTGCCCGCACTACCTCGCCCTCGTCTCCGAGCTCAGCCAGCCGACCTACAGCATCAACGGCGCCGGCAAGATCCTCATAAACAAGAAGCCGAACGGCATGAAGAGCCCGAACCTGGCCGACGCCGCCGTGATGCGGCTCGCCAAGGGCGCGACTGCCATGGTGATCACGCCCGACATGGTGGCGACGATCATCAAGAGAGGGCACCAGCCGCGGCGTTGACACGAGCGTGGGCGCGCGGGCATGATGCCGCCGCTTCCGCAGAAGTCACGCAACCGAGAGAAGGGCTCTCATTATGAGCAAAATCTGGACTGACCTAGAAATTAGACAAAAGCTGGTTGAGAGTGGCGAGAAAGAGCCTGTTCCTCTTAGTTTAATTCGTGGTTGGTTCGCAATTTTGAACGGCATCCCTCATCCTGAATCCCCAGAAGACAGTGCGGTAGTCAGAATTTATCGCGAGCACTTAAAGCACAGAACTTCCCTATGTCTCATCGCCGGATTGATCGCCGCCGCGCTCACGACGCATGCCGCCGCGGCCGAGCTCGAGCTCAAGGACCTGCCCGCCGTCATCAAAACCCTGCGCGAGTGCAAGACCGCGACGAGCATGTTCTCCGGGACCATGACCTCGTGCAGGCTCAAAGATGACGACGTGTGGGCGTCGGTCCACAGCGACGACGTCACCATCTACTTCTCCGATGATGGGAGCCACATCAGGCCAGGGGGCGTGTGGGGAAGCGGCAAGACGGTTCAGGCCGCCGTGAGCGACCTCGCCAAGAACCTCAGCGAGATGCGGGCCGGAGCGAAGAGCACGCTCGACGCGATGGCGCCGCTGCTGCCGACGCAATGAACCGCCGAGGTGCGGTCGTCGTGTGGATCGCGTTCGGGAATGGATTTTATTTCGGGACCAAAACAAAACGGAGCGCTTGAAAATGGACCGCCACGACATCGCCCACTATGCCATCGCCGCCGTCCTCGTCGCCGGCGTCGCCGCGGTCGCCATCCGGGAGGCGCACATCAAGCCCGTCGTGATCACGCACAACGAGGGCAGCACGTTCGGGTTCGCGCCCGTCGCGCCCTCGATTCCTCCGTCCGACACGTCCGGCGTCAACGGCGGCGCCGGCTGCATGTTCAACCTCGGGGACTCGAAGAAATGCGAGCAGATCATCGCGGCCGGGAAAGGCTCCGGCACCGGCACGGTCGGCGGCAGCCCTGATGGGTCGATCGCCGTCTACGCGGTGAAGGGCGCGTGGCCGCAACTCGACCAGGCCAAGACCATCGCGCTCGGCGATGCGCTGCGCCAAGCCGGCACCTTCAAAGCCACCGTGTTTTGTTCAAGCGACCGCTGCAAGGCGCTCGCGTCAGACATCGACGATGCCCTGCAGATCGCCGGGTGGGCTGACGATTTTGAGAGCGGCGCCTTCGGCGACAGCGAGGACGGGCTCTTGATCGGACCACCAGGCGTTGCCGCCGATGCCATGCTTAACGGGCTGGTCAAGGCCGTGGGCAACGCAGCCGGCATCCGCGTCGTCGAGATGAAAGTGCATGGCGACGTCGGAGTCATCATCGGGAAGCGGAACCCTTAGAGGCTCACTCAGCAGGTGTGCGGGCGGGATTTGGTGAAATGATGCTTTCTGAGTATCTTGATGGGATGAGGGCGGCGGCAACCGACAAGGAATTGGAGGCCGCCATTCAGGCGCCGTTCAAGCATTCATTCTCCGGTCAGACGTGGAGCAGGATTTGTAAAGTACGCCGCGAAGCGGGCCTGCGCATCTGCGCTGCGCACCCAAACGGCCGATTCGTGCCGATGGTCGGGCCGCGCCGCCGCCTCACGATCTGCGGCCGTGAGTATGGCGTGGGATATGGCCAAAACTCGACTGGCGAGCGGTACGTGTGGACCTATGCCCAGAATTGGGCGGTTGAGGTTCTGCGCGAACATGGGTTCGGCATCCGAGCCGCGCACCTGATCTGGGACAATTGCGGGGGCTATCCGCACCGCGCGCTGCAATGTGTCGAGGAGGCGCTCGCCGGGCTGCACCCAGACCCGCCGATGAACCGATTGATCTACGTGCGCGATACCGTAGGTGGCCCGGTGCGCGTGAACCGGAGAGATGAAGCCAAGCACCGCGCCCATCGACCTTGCCGATGCGGCGGCACCAGATGGGATTGGGGTTCCGGCTACAGCCTAGGGATCACGTTCGTCCACTGGTACTGCGACGGCTGCCCGCGCATTTACGAGGAATACGTGACCGAAGATCGGTTCCGAAAAATCAGATCAGCAGCGTGACCCGCAGTCGAGAGTAATGCAACACGGATTTTGGAGAGGACAATGGCGTTCACACCGATCTGCCCGAAATGTGGCTCTGCTAACTGTTCGGCCGCGCCGAGAGGCGGGTGGATTTGCCATAGATGCCTCTATGGCGGGCGCAGAGACACGTTCACTTCGATTGACACTCGTCTGGACGACACGCCGTTCGACGCACGCCGCGCGGGATCGCCGCTGCCGACGCGAACGATACCGCTGTCTGATGAGGAATGAAGCCATGAACCCGAAGGTAACCGATAACGACAAGGGCGAAATCACCGTTTCTCTCGACGGCAATGAGCTTCGCGGCTGGTCCTACGCCAACGATACGGAGCGGCGCACGAAAATGCTTTGCGCCCACGAGTATGTGGAAGGCTGGTGCGATGGAAAGGAAGCAGAACAAGTGGCAGCCGCCGAGCGGCATTGCCGCGATGTATTTGGCGAAAACGTGAAATTCGGAGGGATGCCATGACGAGCCATGAATCAGTCCCGGTGCTCGGGATACGCTTACGCAAGGATGGCGAGCATACGGTCGTAGACGCCGAAATCGGTGGCACATGGATCGAGGTTATCCGCGAGCGAACCGATGGCGAGTTTTGCCACATCATCGAGCCGAGCGGCATGTACTCGCGATATTACGCCAACCCTGGGGATCGGCAATACGATCCGATGGTTGCGCCTTGTGACGACGCCGAATTTGGCACACGGCCGTAACCGACCCGCAGACGAGAGTTCTGCGCCACAGAGGGGATGATGATGCAGCCGAAGGAAATCACATGACCTCAGAACAAAAAGCATGGCTTGATGCGCACCCGAGCTACCATGCGATCGGAACAGCGGGCGGCCTCATGAGTTATCGTCGCCGTGGCACGCTCCTGCCGGACGGGCGCCTGGTGCAACAAATCAAGGCGCACGAGCAGCCGCCGGGTGCCTTCAACGTCGGCATCCGCATAGTCTTGCAGCCGGGCCAGATGCCGGACCCGCGCGCTGACATGGACCGCAAGGTGAAAATATGACCGCATCGCGACAGCACTGGCTTGATGACCTCGGTGAATTGATCCCCCGTTGGTGGCATCGCCCCCGCCATCGGCATCCGCGCTATGTTGAACTCCAGGTGAAAATGCTCTACCGAGGGCACAGCCGCATCATCGAGCGGCGCATCCTGATCCCCAACGGAGACACGATCATGAACCCCGTAACCCTTTCGATCGGCCACGCCGCGGCCCTGTCTTTGGTTTACCTCGACCAGAACGGCAATCCCATGCAGGCGCCGCAGACGCCCGACGCGCCGCCCACGTGGGCTGACGACACCCCCGCCACCGGCACCCTGGTGGTCGGCCCCGGGGGCCTCACGGCCACGGAGACGGCCGTGGCTGCCGGCAACGACAATGTCAGCGTCTCGCTTGCGGTCGGCGGCGTGCAGTTCAAGGCATCGCTCGGCATCGTCGTCTCGCCAGCACCGCAAATTCTCACAAGCGTGGAAATAGCTGCCTCCGTGAGCTAATGCAGATCAAGAGCGGAATTTACGCAATAACGGCGCCAAGCGGACATCGGTACATCGGCAGTTCTTTGAATATTCCCAAGCGGTGGGGAAAACATCGAACGATGCTCAAAAGAGGAGAGCATCACTGCCCGGGTCTCCAAGCCGCTTGGCGCAAATACGATGTCGGTATTTCGTTCTCAGTTCTTTTAATTTGCTCTGGTTCTGAACTTATATTCTTCGAGCAACGCGCTATCGATATTTTGAAGCCGAAATATAACGCTGCCAGGATTGCCGGTACTCGTGCTGGCGTGAAATGGTCGCTAGAAGCACGGGCTAGATTGAAAGCTCAGCGCAACACACCGGAAGCCATTGCTGTATATAGAGAAGCTGCACTTCGCCGCGGCCCAATGTCAGCTGAGCAAAAAGCAAAAATTTCCGCCACGCTGGCCACTCCGGAGGTTCAGAAAAAATTAAGCATAGCTCATTCGGGGAAATTCCCGTCAGCTGAAACCCGGGCCAAGCTATCTGCGGCGCATATGGGTAATAAATCTTGGACGGGGCGACGGCATTCGCCAGAAACGCGAGCAAAGATGTCCAGGGCGCATTTTGCGCGCTCTTGACAAACGGCAGGCGACGGCTCAGATGAGCGGGCATCAACAACCCGCAGGAGCCGCCGCCATGACCAACTAGATCGCAGCCGCCCCAGTCCTCTATGCCCTCGTCCGGTCCGACCTCCACATGACCGCGGGCAAGGCCGCCTCCCAGGCGGGCCACGCTTTCCTCTCCGCATACATCGCTGCCCCGCCCGACGTCCGCGACGCCTATCATGACGCTGACGGCGACAGCACCAAGATCACCCTCTCCGCCAGGACCGAACACGAGCTGCGCCAGGCCTACGACGCCGCGCGCGCCGCCGGCATCCCATGCTCCATCGTGGTCGAGGGTATCCCGGACCACGCGCTGCCGGTCCCGACCGCCGTGGGCATCGGCCCCGTCGAGCGCGCGACCGCCAAGCCCATCACCAGGAGGTTCTCGCTGATGAAATGAAGTCCAACCCAAAACGCGCCCGTAGCTCAGCTGGCAGAGCACCCGGCACTAAACCGGGGGGTCCGGGGTTCGATCCCTCGCGGGCGCGCCAATTTCCCTCTTGTGCGATTTCAAGATTTTGATTAGAGAGGTCGCTGGTTTCAAAATTCAAGAGGCCGCGCGATGTCCCACAAGGGCCGATGCTTCCGCGACCAGCGCCGCACCGCCAGGCGCAAGAGCCGCCAGGACGCCGCCGTGGCCGAGATCAAACGCCGGGCGCCCGGCATCGGCATCGCCACCAGGCTCGGCGGCAAAGTCCCGCTCCGGTTCGAGTACCTCGCGGCGGTCGACAAGCAACGGCTCGTCGAGGGATTCAAGCTCACGCAGGGCAGGCCGACGATCCGGCGCCGAGGCGTGATGTGAGGCGCATCGCCACGGAGCCCGAGGACTGGAAGGCGGTGCCGCCGGAAAGCAGAATCCGCGCCCGCCTCCTCGACGGCCGGATGATCGAATACAGCGAGCTCAAGCCGGGCAACATCTTCCAGGCCGTGCTCCCGGGCGGAACGATCATCGACCCGGAGGACACGCTCGACGACGCCACCTGCATCCCAGACCACGAGACATTCGCGGTCTGCACGGATGAGCCGGTGCGCGGCTGGTGCGGCAATCCAGGGTGGGCCGTCCCCATCGAGACTGGCACCCGGGACGAGATGATCGAGCTCTCCATTCGGATGCTCGCCAAGACATATTGAACAAGGCTCGTGGGACATGAAGTGGCCATTTAGGTGGCAAAAGGCGTGGCTCCCGCCAGTTGATGCTGGGCCATCTTCATTTGGTGATTGGAGTGCCGGCGAAATTGATTCCGTGTCTGCCGCCATCCGCAGTCATGGACAACCCGAGCATGAAGAGTTTCGGCGCTTTGCTCGCGTTGCGCTGAATACATTGCGAGGAGGTTCCGCCGTCGAATTGGTGGCTCGCGCCATGGAAGAAAGCGCCAATCCCGGCAGCGACCCAGACCGCCCGATTTGGGGCGGCCATTACATGCATGGAATGCCGCATTGGTGCATGTGGGTCGAATATGCGCGGCCAGCGGTCGCTGAAATAATCAGCCGCACGAGAAAGCCCGAGTGAATGGCCTCGCCCAAGCTCGAGATGATCATGGAGCGCGTCGGGCCCGGCAACAAGCCCGAGTCCTTCCGCATGTGGGCGTGCCGCGGCGCCGGCCGTGGGTGCCAGCGCAACAAGCACCGCAACGTCACCAGGCACTGCGACGATTGCGTCCCGGCCGACGACGACGAGACGCTCGAGCAGCTCGACGCGCGCATGCGCCGGGGAGACGCATGATGCCGCTGTTCGCGATCATCGTCGCGTTCACCATGGCGAACGGTCACGGCGAGGGCGTCACCGACGATCGCTTCAGCACGCTCGAGGAATGCGACCAAGCCCGACCTGCGATGGTCGAGGGATTCAAGGCCGCCATGCGGCGGGCCCACCACGACATCACAATCACCTCCTCTCGCTGCGGGCTGGCGTCGGAGCTCGAAGGCACGCCGATATGACGGGATCGAACTGATGGGCAAGCATGGCGGGGCCCGGCCTGGAGCCGGCCGGTGGAGCAAGGCCGAGCTGGCGGCGATCACCGCCGGCGGCACCGATGAGGCCGTGGCCATGATCAGCGGGCGGCCGATCGACGCCATCCAGCGCAAGCGCCAGGAGATGATCGCGGCCGGCGTCGCGATCGGGGCGAAGCCCGCCGAGGACGCCGCGCCGGCGGACAAGGTCGCGGCCGAGCCAAAGGCGCCCAAGGTCGCCATCGGCATCCGCCAGGCGCTGCGCTTCATCGAGCAGAGCAAGGCGCTCGCGCGCGCCAAGAACCGCGGGCCCGAGTTCGACCCCTTCAGGCTGCCGCAGTTCCCGCCGAAGGCCATGCCGCCCAAGGACCTCCAGATGGCGATGGACGAGGGCATCTCCTGGGCGAGCAACCAGTGGGCCGGGGACGTGATCGGCAGCATCAGCGCCGAGGGCCTCCAGTTCCTGGGCTACCCGTTCCTCTCCGAGCTCGCGCTGCGCCCCGAGTACCGCGTCATCTCCGAGACCATCGCCGACGACGCCACCCGCAAGTGGATCGACTTCGACGTGAGCGGCGGCGAGGCCGACGAGGACCGCAGGAAGGAGAAGGAGGACGAGGACCAGGCGGCGCTGCGCGGCAAGCCGGTGAGCGCCGACGAGCGCAAGGGGCGCCGCGAGGACCGCGTCAAGAAGGCCGGCAAGTCCGACATGATCAAGGAGCTGCACGACGACCAGGCGCGGCTCGAGCTGCGCGACCACATGTACACGATCTGCCGCGACGACGGCTTCTTCGGCCGCTCCCATCTGTTCCTCAACTTCGGGGTCGACCTCGACGGCGCCGGCGACAAGGAGCTCATGACGTCGGTCGGCAACGGCCGCGACAAGATCAGCGCCAGCAAGGTCAAGAAGGGCTCGTTCGAGTCCGTCAAGCCGATCGAGGCCGCGTGGAGCTACCCGACCACCTACAACGCTCAGAACCCGCTCAAGTACGACTGGTACAATCCCCAGGTCTGGTACGTCATGGGCAAGCAGCTGCACCTCTCGCGGCTGCCGACCTTCATCGGCCACGTCGTCCCCGACCTGCTCAAGCCCGCGTTCTCCTTCGGCGGCCTCTCGCTCTCGCAGATGGCCAAGCCCTACGTCGACATCTGGCTCACGACCCGCGAGAGCGTCGGGGCGCTGATCCACTCGTTCTCGGTCATGGTGCTCATGACCGACATGCAGACCATCCTCCAGTCAGGCGGCGGCCCCGAGGGCGTGCTCTTGCGCGTGGCCATGTTCAACGCGCTGCGCGACAACCAGGGCACGTTCGTCCTCAACAAGGCGACCGAGGACTTCAAGAACGTGAGCGCGTCGCTCTCGGGGCTCCACGAGCTGCAGGCGCAGGCGCAGGAGCACATGATGAGCGTGGTCCGCATCCCCGACATCAAGTTCACGGGCATCAACCCGAGCGGGCTCAACGCCTCGACCGACGGGACCATGCGCGCCTACTACGACACGATCACCGCCTACCAGAACCGCTTCATGCGGCCCAACCTCACCCGCGTCGTCAACTTCCAGCAGCTCTCGCTCTTCGGCAGGGTCGACGAGGAGATCATCTTCGACTTCGAGCCGCTGTGGGAGATGAGCAAGAAGGAGGAGGCCGAGCTCCAGAAGATGGACGGTGAGCGCCACCAGATCTACGTCGACATGGGCGCGATCGCCCCGGCCGAGGTGCGCGGCATCGCCATCGCCGATCCCAAGCTCCCCTACGGCGACCTCGATCCGGAGGACGTGCCCGACCTGCGCGAGGAGGAGGAGGCGGGCCTCGAGCCGGAGGGCGGCCGCCCGCAGCCGCTCGGCGAGGCCGGCCCGGGCCTGGGCGAATCACCAGACAAGGCCGCCGCCCCGGGAGGTGGCGACAGCAACGTCATCCCTTTTCAAGATCAGGCGGCCGGGACGAGGACCCGTTCGCCGATTACGACTTCGGGACAGGCGGCTGACGCCGAGTTCCAGGAGGCTGATCATCCGCGGGCGCCGGACGGGAAGTTCGGCTCCGGCTCGGGCGCCTCCGGGAAGGCCCATGCCGGGCCAGCGGAGCCCGCCAGCGAGCTCGACCCGGCGAGGCTCACGAAGGTCGGGGCCCAGATGGGCTCGAACCCGGGGGGCGTCTACGCGGCCCCGGACGGCAAGAAGTACTACGTCAAGAAGGGCAAGAGCCCCGACCATGTGAAGAACGAACTGATCGCGGCCAGCCTCTACGACCTCGCCGGCGCGCCCACGCTCAACTACCGGCCGGTCAAGGGCGGCGGCCACATCGCGACCGAGATGGCCAAGCTCGACAAGGACAACGCCAGCAAGCTCTCGCCGGCGGAGATCAAGGCCGCGCAGGCCGATTTCGTGGCCCACGCCTGGCTCGCGAACTGGGATGCGGTCGGGCTCGGCGGCGAAAACCTCGGCGTCGTCGCCGGCAAGGCCACCCCGCTCGACATGGGCGGCGCGCTCTCCTACCGGGCGCAGGGCGCGCCCAAGGGCGCTCACTTCGGCAACCAGGTGGGAGAGATCAACACGCTGCGCGACAAGAACATGAACCGCGACTCGGCGCGCGTGTTCGGGTCGATGACCGAGGAGCAGCTGCGCGATTCGGCGCAGCGCGTGACCGAGATCCCCGACGAGGACGTGCGCGACACCGTGCTCGCCGGCGGCGGCGACAAGGCGCTGGCCGACAAGCTGGTGGCCAGGAAGCATGACATCGCCGGGCGCTTCGGGATCGCCATGGACGAAGGCGCGCTCGGGTTCTGGGAAGAGGGCGACCACCCGCGGCGCCCCGATGGCAAGTTCGGAAAGGGTGGGGCGACCGGCGGGAAGGCCGGCGGCGCCAAGAAGACCGACATGCCGGAGCTGCCTGGATTCCTCAAGCGCAAGCCCGAGAGCGAAGGCGGCGGCGCGCCCGGCGAGCGGCAGACCTTCACGATGCCCCAGTATGGACTCACGCGGCCGCCATCCCACCACCGCGACCTCTTCAAAGACGCGCCGCTCACGCCCGAGCAAAAGGCCGAGCGCGACAAGGCCTATGCCGAGCGCGCCGCCAAGATCGAAGCCGCGCGCCAGGCGAGGCTGCCCAAGAGCAGCGGCGATGAACTCTTGCAGGAGAAACCGGAATGAGCATCGGAACCGCGTTCGACGTCCTGGTCAACAACCGCGCTGACATCGAAGACATCGTCGCCAAGATGGGCGGGCTCGACACAGTGCTGCGCCTCTCGCCCGACATCTTCCGCATCCTGCAGACGGTGATGAAGTCCGCGCCAGCCGGCGCCGATCCGACCGTGGCATCGGCGACCGCGATCGCATCGGCCCAGGCCATGCTCGAGTACTCGCAGGCCACCAAGGACCGCGTGGCTGCGTTCCAGAAGAAAAACGGGCTCATGGTCGACGGCATCGTCGGCGACGAGACATGGTCGAAGGTGGAGAACCTGCTCGGGAGTGCAGCATGACAGCAGCATCAAAGAATGACATCGAAAACATCGAAAACATCGATACGGCGGGCTGGTGCGCATCGACGATGATGGCGACCTGCTGCCCGTGATGTGGAACGAGACCGCCGGCGACGTGCCGGAATTCTATCGGCCGGCATTCATGGGCATGCGCGATCGCGTGCGCCGCGCGAAAGTCACCGGCGTGTTCAAGGCCACGCACGGCGTATGGGGGCAGCCGTCCAACGTCGGGCCGGGCGGCAAGACGTGGCGCCACATGTCGGTGATCGCGCCGGTGGCGCTCATATACGACAATCGCGCGCTTACCGCTGGCCAGGCGATAGCTGCCGCGCGCGAGAATTTTGCAACGGTGCAGAATGCGCTCAGTGTATTCACGGCGCCGCTGCTCGACCAGGCGCTGCGCGTGCTGGAATCCGGTCACCTCGACCGAGCCGAGAAGCTTCTGGGCCCGGTCCGGTGGCTGCGAGCGCTCCATGACAGGCCGAAAGGCCGGCGCGGTGAGAACCTGCTATGGCGGGCCGTGGCGACCGCGCCGGAGGGTTACTGCCATCCGCGGGCGTCGGTGGTGGCGCCGCTGCTGGCCGACATCGTGGCCGGCACGCCCTTCGATGTGCTGCAGGCCCGGCATGCGGCCAAGGTCGAATCAATGCGATATCAGCGGCCACAGGCGGCGCCGACGGCCGGCAACATCGCGGCCGCTGAGGCCCTGGTGGCCAAGCTCGGCATCGATCGGTCGCTCGAGCGCCGATTCGCGCGCCTCGACGAGCTCCAGACGGTGTGGACGCCCAAGGACCCCGCGCCGCCCCCCAGGAGCACGTCGGGAGGCGTTTTCAGCCACCTGGCACCCAAGGCCGCTGAATTTCCGGCGTCATCGGTGGGCCTCCCACAGAGCGTCATGACCTGGGTCAAGTTCGCCCGGGATGTGCTGCCCCGGGCCGAGCGCATGCAGCTGCTGGTCCCGGCACGGAGCGGCCGATTCCTGGCGTTCACCACCGCCGTCCATGCCGACGCCCCGCCGATTCTCAAGTGGGACCGGGATGGTGCCCGCAACCCGGTCGCCTGGTACGTCCACGTACCGCCGAGCGCAGCGGTCACCTGGAACCTCAGCGGCGGCGCCTGGACGGAGGTCGAGGCCGTGGTGCCGATGCCGACCATGTGGGGCGACCGGCCGATGCCGTTCATATCGGACGGCGTGGTACTGATTCTCCCCGGCATGAAGGATGGGCGAAAAGGCGTCAGCAACGCGCTCTTCCCGGAATGCCTGCACGCCGAGCTGCATGGGGTCCGCGCCACGATCGAGGCGTACTCGAAGTCAGCCTCACTCGGCGACTCAGATGGGTCCGCGTGCGGCTACGACGTCCGCAAGGGCGGCGAGATAGAATGCGGATTGCGCGTCCTTGCGGGCGGGGCATGGTCGGTCTACAAAATCGATCGATGGGACTGAGAGCATCATCCGGCATCACGCGGGCCGGGCAGAAGGACATCATCCTTCGCCCGGTCCACCCGAACTGCGGGATCGAGGCCGCCTACCGCCGGCGCCTGCGGCGGCTCATCGAGGAGATGAACGACTCGTTCCTCTACTGGATCAAGGCCGCATACCGGGCCCACCCGCCGGCGACGGCCACGATGGCGATGGACGAGAGCAGCGCCGCCTCGCAGCTGCGCATCGCCATCAACAAGCTCACGCGCCAGTGGAAGCGGAACTTCGATGAGGCCGCCAACGAGCTCGCCAAGTACTTCGCGCTCGCCGCCCACAAGCGGTCCGACGCGGTCCTGCGCCAGATACTGCGCAAGGGCGGGTTCTCGGTGCGGTTCAAGATGACGCCGGCCATGAAGGACGTCATGAAGGCGACGATCGCCGAGCAGGTCGGCCTCATCAAGTCGATCCCGCAGCAGTACCTCGTCAACGTTCAGGGCGCAGTCATGCGCAGCGTGGCCGCCGGGCGCGACCTGGCGCCGCTCGCCAAAGAGATCGAGAAGCAATATGGCGTCACCAGGCGCCGGGCAGCGCTGATCGCGCGGGACCAGAACAACAAGGCCACCGCGTCCATGACCAGGGTTCGGCAGGTCGAGCTCGGCATCAAGGAGGCGGTCTGGCTGCACAGCCACGGCGGCCGGGTGCCGCGGCCGACGCACCTCGCCAACGACGGCAAGCGGTACGACACATCGAAGGGCTGGTTCGACCCGGACCCGAAGGTGCGGCGATTCATTTTTCCTGGCGAGTTAATAAATTGCTTTCCTGCTTCAACCAGGATCGATTTCGCGACGAATGTTGAAAAAGCGTTCCGGCACTTTTACAGCGGTCAATTGGCCGAGATTGTTACGGACTCTGGAAAAACGCTCGGATCGACACCAAATCACCCAATCCTTACGCCGGATGGATGGCGACCGATAGGCTCGCTTGATGAAGGCGACTACGTCATCGAGGTTGCCGATCACGCAATCGACGCGGTCAAACTGAAAGGTGATGTTGATGGTGCAATACCCCTGATCGCGGAGATATTTGTGGCGCTCGCAGAGATGCGCTTTTCGCAAGTTTCCTTGGGTGACGAGTTCCACGGCGATGCAATCGCCAACGGCGATATCGATGTTGTATTTCCCGCAAGGCCTTTGAGCTTCGGTAGGAAGTTTTTGGATGCCAAGAGCTTCAAGAAGTTCGGGCTCGCCATGCCCGATGAGCCGGCTTTTCGCCAGAGCCCTTTTTCGCAGCTCACCATCAGTGCGCTTGACGCCGCGAACAGCGTCATGAGCGGCGCGCGCGAGCGCCTGTCTTTCCTCGGAAGGAGTATTCTCCATCCGCACATACATAGCTTCGCTGCGATTGCGGACAGTCCCGCCTATTCGCTCGATCCAGCCTTTGATTATCGTTCTTTGGTGCCCGAACTCCCTGGAAAGCGAGAGCAGGCTTCGGCC